CTAACTTAGACGCGTCAATGGAACTGGTTGGACGCGTTCCACTTCGCGCGATTTCGTGTAGTGCGCCGTCATGCTTTCGGTCGTGTGGCCGGCCAGTGATTGCGCTGCCGCGGCGCCCCGCTGCCGCTTGAGATCGGTCAGCGCCTTCGCACGCAGATCGTGGAAGTGCATGCCGATCAGGTATAGCGGATTCGGGGTGATTCCCCTTTCCTTGCAGTCCTTCTCGTAGGCTAATCGTGCTCGTTCACATGCGCGTTTCCACGCTGAGTACGCGCCGATATAGGTGAAGCGGCCACCGGCATGCGTGCATATCACTGGCCCGATGGCGGTGATCTTGCCGCCGCGCGCTCGGTCCAATGTTTGTCTCAGGTCTGGTGTCATCTCGATCAACAGGCGCACGCCGCTACTGTTGACGGTCTTGCTCGGGTGAAACGAAATACCTTCATCGGACACGTTCTGCCAGTTGAGCGCGAGAAGGTCGCCGATACGTTGAGCGGTCTGGTACGCCAGGTCGATGAGGCAGAGGATCGACCGTGCCGACGATGTCTTGTAGCCGGCACTGGCAACGACAGCCGCCCGCACTGCCTCCAGCTCGTCGTCCGTGATGTAGCGATCCCGCTTCTTTTCCCTGGCCGCGCCGATCTCTCGCGCGGGATTGCGGTCGCACAATCCACGGCGAACAGCATGCATGAAGAGTAGCGACAGCAATGCCTTATGTTTGTTGCTGCTGCTCGGCTTGTCGTGGAAGTGCTTGTCGAGGAATCGAGCAACGTCGGTCGGCCTGACGTCCGCGACCAGCCACTGCGGGCCGAACTCCTTCCGAATGAGCCCAATCATCTTGACGTAGTTGCTGCGAGTCTTCGGTGCGTACGCCGGAAGCTTTTTGCGCACCCAGTCGTCGATGAGGGCCGGCATCGCGTTCTCGAGGGCTGCCTTGCTGTCGGAAGCACGCGTGAACTCGGCCAGCGATTCGTACAGGCGGACGATGCCGTCTTTGACGCGGCAGAGCTTGTGCCATTTGCGATCCTTGTCGACGAACCACCATGACCCATGTTTCTCGTAGACGCGAGCGGGCAGGAACGAGGGGGTGTGACGGCGTCCGATCATTTCGTGGCGTCCTTCATGTCAGAGGTTAGTTTTGGGCGTTTCTGGTTGAGCGTTTTTGCTTGAGCGGCGAAACCGAGCACGTGGTGTCGCCAAACTCGCACGCTGCCGTCAGGCCGGCGATCGGCTGGAATTCCCGCGATCGCGAGGGCGCGAAGTTGCCTGGCTGGTTGGCGGTATCCAGTTGCTTCGTAGATTTCTTGCGTTGTTAGGGTGAGCAAGTTGGTCTGGATAGAGTGTGCATGCCCGGCCTTAACGTTGGTGCGCAGGGGGAGGGGGCGCAGAACAACTCGTGGACACATGGCGTGCATTACGTTTCGCATTTAACTCGTTGATTCATAAAATGTTTTCTTTCCATCATTTGCCATGAAAAGCACGTGGCGCCCCCTGCCGACTCGTGGCCTAAAAAATAGGCAGCGTCTGCAACTCGTGGCAAAACGTGCGCGACTCGTGGCATGGCGTTCCGGTCAATTTCCGCCCCTTCTTCGTATTCTTTCTTCTTCTTTTTCAATGAATTAGAGAGAGGAGAAGAAGGGACTGCGGCCGCCAGCGCAAAAACGGACTAGTGGCAAAAACGCATCGACTAGTGGCAATTCGAATGCGATTCATGGCGGCACTCTTCTCAACAATCAAAGACTTACGAGCGGACAGCCCCGAAAACCACGATTCGCGTGCGCGGCCTGCCCGTTCCCTGTGGAAAAACCGGCTCGCGCACCCCCTCCCCCTCAAGGCCCGCGTAGTTGCCCGGCCGTTTGGACTCGCAGGGGGGACGGGGGGCAGCGGACAGCACCGCGGCCGCGTGACGGCGTGCGCCGATTGCTGCGCGCATCGACGCACGCACCGGAAACCCGAATACAGGGCCGCTACGCGGCCAGAAAGGATCAGGGAAGCGGTAAGGCCGCATGGCGGCCGCATCGGCTGAGAGGGCGTCACGCTGCCACCCCTTGCCGCGCATCGGTCGCCAGGTCTTCACGGATCGACACGTGCAGCCCGAATCCGGCCAGGCGGTCCAGCGAGATCGGGGTGAGGTACGGCACGCGCCGGGTGTAGATGCGCCGCTCGACTTCCTTCTCGCCGACCACGACGCCGGCGTGCTTCAGCTGCGCCTTGAACACGCGATCGGATTTGACCGGCAGGCCGTTCCATTTGTCGCGCAGCGCGCTCGTGTGGGCGATGTGGTCCATCACATGCCCGGTGCGCAGCAGCAGGCAGAACTCGCCGTCGACGGTATCGAACGTGAACGGGTGCTTGTAGTTGCCGCCGTCGATCTCCGACAGCACCGTTTCCATGATCCAGACCCACGGCTCGCGATCGGCGCTCGTCTCGGCGATGTGGCCGTTCATTTCGGTGAGCAGGTCGCGCGGGAAGTCCCCTTCGCTCGGGTCCATGCCGGCGAACTCACACAGGTAGCGCCAGGCGAGCGCGACGGCCGCGTAGTTGCCGGCCATGCGCTTTGCGCCGTCGTCCTCGCCGCTCGCACGGCAGTTGGCCAGCGCCTTGTCGCGCAGCGTCGCGTAGTGGTCGGCCACGGCGCGCTTGTCCAGGCCGGCGAGGAATTCGAGCCACTGCCGAACCGGGAAGCGCGGCAGATCGTCCGGCATCAGCGGGCCGCGTTTGCCGGTCAGCGTCGTGCGCACCAGCTTGCCGAGCAGGCTGCGCACGGGCACGTCTTCGCCGGCCAGCATCACGGGCGCGCACAACAGGTATTCGGTCATGTCCGTGCCGCGACGTGTCACGGTGTACTGGTAGTTCTCCTGCAGCAGGCCGACCGCCTTGTCGATCACGTCCTGCCGGCGTGCGGACAGCTCTTCCCATCCGACCGGGTGGCTCGTGTGGCTGATGCTGGTCAGCAGGCGGAACTCGGTCTGCAGCGACTGCCCGGAAAACATCGTGAACGCGAGCGAGCGCTCGAGGCGCTTGATGAGCGTCGACTTGCCGGCGCCTTTGTTCGCCTGGATCGTGATGTGCGGCCAGAAACCGAGCAACGCCTTCAGGTGGCCACCGAGCGCCCACACGAGCGGAATCGTTGCGGCGTTCTGCTTGAACGTCGCCTGGTACGCGGCGATCACGCGGCGCGCATCGCTGGCCGGGCCGGTCGGGAAGGTCAGGTTGTGATACGGGCACTGCTTGTCGGCTTCGGTGAAATAGCAGTCCGGCCCCTCGTTGACGATCAGCCGGCCGTCGCGCCAGGCGAGCCCGACGAAGTTCGCCGCCTGGCGCGCGCCGAGGTCGGCGCCGCGCTCGAGGATGTTGACCATGCGCTTGAATGGCGCCGGCGCCCAGATCGGGCCGAACTTGCCCCACTGGTCGACGTTGTGGAGCTGGTCGTCGAGCATGACGCGGCGCACGAGCTGCGCGCCGTGGCGCGGCGCCTGGACCGATACGGCGAAATAGACGGTGGGCGCCTGGTCGGCGTCGCCCGTCATCGTCGACGTAGCGCTCGCGACGGACACGCGGCTGATGCCGGCGATTCGGAAGCCGCACAAGTCCGTCATGACGGGCGTCTCGACGCCGCTTTCCTCGTTCTTGTCCATCTTCGTGATGTAGCTGGTGAAGTCCGGCCGCACGCGGAAACGCCAGTACTGCGCGAAGTCGTGCGACGGCAGGAAGATGCGCGGCCGGCCGCGACGCGTGGCGTCGCCGGCGAGGCCGGCGATGAGCCACGGCTCGAGCTGGTCGAGCGCGCGCTGCAGATCGGCCGGGCCGCGCAGTTGAAGGTAGTCGTTCACGTCGTTGATCGGCTTGACGGCCTTCTCGCCGTCCGCGAGGTCGGCGAACCAATTCGCCTGGTCGACGAGCACGGCGCTGATGTTCAGCGCCGTGAGCCGTTCGTAGAGCGCCCAGGCAGCTTCCGGCCCAGGGCGGCGGCCGGCGCGCGGGTGGCCGTCCGCGAACGGGTCGTCGTTGTCCAGGCAGATCACGACCTGTTTGCCGCGTAGGAACGCGAAGTCGATGCAGTCGACGTTCGCCAGGCCGCGCAGCGCGAGCGCGGCGGCACCAGGCATCGCGCAGGTGTCGATCGACAGCGCGTTGATCGCGCTTTCGACGATGAACACGCGCTTCGCCTTCTCGAGCCGACGAGGATCGGCGGTCCAGCCGTAGCCGGCCTTGTCGCCCTGGGTCTGCGTCTTGACGCCTCCGTTGAGCGCGGGATCGACATAGCGCATGTCGACGGCAACGACGCGCCCGTCGCCAGGCGCGCGCACGATGAACGCGGCGGCCGGGCCGGCGTGACCCACTTCGCCGGCCGCGACTTTCGAGCTGGTCCACGTGTTGAAGCCGAGCGTGCGGGCGGCGATCGCCGCGTCGATCGCGCCCGCGGAAATGCCACGGCCGACGAGGTAATCGCGCACCTGGTCGCGCTCGGCGAAGCACCGATCGGCGATGTATTCGACGGTCGTCTTCTCGCGGCGCTCGGCCGGCGCCTGGCGGTCGAGCGGGATGCCGTACGCGTCGTGCAGGTAGCGCACCGCGTCGGCGACCGTGCCGCCGCGCGCGTGAATGACCAGGTCGATACACGAGCCGCCGACGTCGGCGCTGTGGTCGCGCCAGCCGGTGCCGTGCTTCGGGTGGTTCACGTAGATCGACAGGGACGGGCTCTTGTCGTCGTGCTGCGGCGAGTGGTACAGCGCGCGGTCGCCGCAGCGACCGCGCTTCAAGCCGAGGCGATCGGCGAGGTCGTGCAGGTCGATGCGTTGTTTCAGTTCGTCGATCGAGGCCATCGTTATTGCTGTTGCTGTTGATGCAGGGAGCGGGCGGCAGGATTGCCGGGTGTCGCAGGGCTGTCGACGAGCGCGCGGAGCGCGTCGGCCGACGCGGGGAAGGCAAGCGCTAGGCGATCGCCAAGGATGCTGACGAACAGCGCGAGCACCGCGACGCGCTGGAGGCCGCCGGGTTCGTGGTTGAAGCGAAGGACGTCGGCGGCCGCCGCGATGGAAGCCGCGAGTGCGGCGTCGTGAGGGGTAGTTGAGTGCGTCATGCTGCTGCGCCTCCGAGGATGTCGTGATGGTTCTGCTGCAGGCGTTGAACGGCGTGCTGCAGCTCGTAACGCGAGGTCATCGCTTGGTCGAGCGTGGCGCGCAGGCGATCTCGGCTGCGCTCGACATTCGACGTCGCGTTTGCGAGCGCTGCCGTGCGCGTCGCGCCGTGGCCGATGCGGATGCCCGACGCAAGGTGCGTGACGATCCATTTCTCGGGATGGCCGTCGCGCAGGTGCGGCTCGACGTGGATGCCGAACGCGGCGCCGACGTCGTTCGGGATGACTACGTGATCGCCGGCGACGGTGCGCAGGCCGGCCGTCGTTAGCAGCTCGTAGCGGATGGTGGGTTCGTGCGTCATGTTGATCACGCTCCCGTCCCTTGCACGCTGGTTGTCGATGACGATGCGTCGATCGCGACCCACTCAGCACCGTTCCAGCGTGCGAAGCGGCGAATCTGCTTGAGCAAGTGGTCTTCGGTCTGCACGTTGAACATCGGGACCGGCTGATTGCGCATCCAGCGCCGAATGATTTCGACACCGATGGCGCGGACCGCTTCGCCCGCATCCCGATCGCCGTGTTCGACGGGCACAAACTGCGCGGTGTACCAGCACGCCGCGAGATACTCGTCGGAGATAGTCGGCAGACGGGCGGTGTCGAGTTCGAAGGTGAAGGTCTTTTTCATCGCATCACCCACGTGGCGGAACGGACCAGGCCAGCGCCGCAACCAGGACGACCATGGCGGCGAAGCCGATGACGAAGGCGATCGCGCGCGCATTCCGAACATCGAACAGGCGCAGCACGTCGGCGGTCAGGCAGTAGATGCCGGTGAGGGAGAAGGAAAGCATCAGGAGCACGCCGATGCCGAAGATGTAGGGTTTCATGGTGTGGTTCCGGGTGAGTGCGCCGGCGGCCGGCGCGGATGGGTCAGTCGAAGTCGTTCGCGGCGCGGCGTTTCCCGTCGGCGACCGGCAACTCGGGGGCGGGCTCTCGATCGCGCCATACGTTCGCCGTGCATTCGAAGGCGTGGCGGGCGGCCGGACACAGGGCGTCGAAATTTCCGACCATGCGCAGGCGGCGCCACATCGCGCGCAGGTCGAGGTCGGTGAGGGGCGCGCGCATCACGTCAGTGCATCCAATCGAGCACCGGCGTGCCGCGCGCAAGGTCCCACGACACGACGAAGCCCAAGGCACGGGCGTACGCGACGAACACGTCGGCGCGTACGTCGGCAGCGGAGATCTTCGTGAGGTAGGCGACGCGCTCGTCGTAGGACAGCGATTGGGTGAGTGCGGCGATCGGTGCGGGGATCAGCGTTTGCATACGGCCTCCAAGAAATTTCAGGCAAAAGGAGTCCCTCACGCCCGCAGAGCGGGCGCGATGGGTGTTCAGCGAAGAAGCGGGTTAGGGCTTAGGCGTCGAGCAGCGGGAGCTGTCGCGAATCGGTCGGGAGCCGATCAACCTTGCCGATCGGCACATACACGTGCGGATTCGGGTTGAGGCTCGGCGCGATCGTATGGACGGTCGCGACGTGAATCTTGTAGGTCGTCGCGCATTCGATGTTGGTGCACTGGCAGTACGCCTCGCGAACGAGAGCGGACAGCGTGCGGCTGGTTCGAATGACGGCGCGGCTGCCGCAGTGGTGACACTTCAATTTCATCGTGACTTCCTGTCGGAGACTGCCGCGTTAGTTACGGCTGTTGGTTACGGCGTAAAGAGCCCGGTTTCGTCCGGTGAGGCGACGCGCACCGTTGCGCAGTCGTCGCTTCACGAGCCATTCGGCCGCTTGCTGGATCGTCGCAAGACCTTCCTGCTGTCGGACGCGTTCGAGTAGTTCGGCTTCTTGCTCGGTGAATGTGAGTTCGATTTCGGGCATTGGATCGGCTGCTCTGGGGCTGCTGTTTTCAGCCGTGCTCGTGGGCTACATTGCACGCTGGAATCAGAGCCTCGGCGGCCTCGCGCAAAACCATCTGGCGAATCAGCGTTGCAGCGGCCTCGCCCTGGTAGTTGGCGAGCGCGGTGATGAGGGCGTACTCGTAGTCGTCGAACCGCACCATCAGGCGGTTGTCGCGGACACGTTTTGGATCCGGATACATGGTGGTCACCTCGGATTCAGCTTGTGGAGACGTTGCCCGTGGTGTCCTCGAACGAGGACATCTTGGCGAGATAGAGGGGGAGCCCTTCGAGGTAGACGAGACGCGCGAGGCTCGACAGCGAGCGCCGTTCTTGGCGGCCGAGCTGCTCGAGCTCGGCGCGCTCTGCGGGAAGGAGGCGCAGCGAAACGGTCTTGCTGGACATGACGCCGGGCGGCGCACGCCGCGGGCCTTTGTGGGTAGTCATGGCGGGTATACTCAATTTCGATAGTGCTTCACTAGGGATAGGTGAAGTGTAAGGTAATCAAAACGAAACCGCAAGATGTCGGATAACTCAATTGGAAACCGTCTCAAGGAAGAGCGGATGCGCATCGGCATGAGTCAGGCGGAATTCGCCACGCTCGGCGGGCTTGGGAAGCAGGCGCAGCTCAACTACGAATCCGGTGCTCGGTCGCCGGACGCGAACTATCTGGCGGCGCTCGCGAATGTCGGGGTTGACGTGCTGTACGTCATCACGGGCGATCGTGCGCAGAGGCCTACGGTGCCTGACGACGAGGCCGAGCTGCTCGAGGGGTTTCGCCAGTTGAACGACGTCGGTCGGACGGCCGTCCAGGCGTCGGTCAACGGTTTCCTGCTTGCGGGAACGATGACGATCTCCGGCGCGCCGGCGAAGCGGCTTCCGCGTCTTGCCGAGAACCGAGCTGCGAAATTGGACGCTGCGGCGCTCGACGCGCTGCGAGATGCGCAGGCGGACGTGGAACGCGCGAAGAGCGCGCGATCGCCGCGCAAGAGCACTGTGAAAAATCAGGACTGACGAAGTGTCTCTGCGGCGCGCTCAAGCGCCGCCATCGCTGTTTCGACTTCCCCCAACACGTCGATCGTCGTCATGCCGGTCGATTCCTCACGAGACAGTTCGCACAACGCAGCGAGTTCACGATCGAACCGCGCAACGACGGTGCGGAGCTGCGCTCCGAATTCGGTAAGCCGAAACCCATCACTTCCTGAACGGCGCTCCATCAGCGGGCGGCCGAGGACGCGCTCGAGCGCGGACACCTTCTCGCTGACGGTCGGCCGCTGCACTCCCATTGCCTGCGCCGCTTCCGAAATGCTGCGATAGCGCGTGACCTCGCTGTATGCGCGCAGCAGATTCCAGTTGAGCCGAGGGGGAGTCGTCCGGGAAACCATGATTCGAGCGGTAGTTGTTGTTGCGGTAATGCGCGCTTCACACGGGCGGGGGACGGGAGGCGGGAGAAAGCCCGCGAAAGTTAGGCGTTTTCCTAACTTTCACGGGGCTTTCTCCTTCATTCCATTTGTCTGAAAAATGCACGAAAATGGGGCAGCGTTACAGCACGCGTGGATGCCGTTTCACGTCGTAGCGCCTCTCAAAATATCCGAAGAGGAAGCCGTTGTGAGTAACAAGCCGCAAGAGCCGCAATTCCGAAATGCAACAGCCGAGGACGGGGTAATCCGACGCTGTACCGAAGCCGCGATAGCCGCCCAATGTGGGCGCGCCAACTCCACTGTAGCCGGGAACCGCGAGGCGCGTGCAGTGCGCGACTTGTCGGCCGGTGAGCGAGCTGTGCTGCTCGCTCAGGTGACGAGCGCGATGTTGAGTCTATCGAACATCCGCGACCTGTTACTGACGTAACGTCAGCCCGCTTCCGAGGTGTCGATCTCCGGCACCTCGCTCGCCTTGACCTCTAGGTCGAGGTCCGATGTAAACCCACCGTTACCATCGATCGAATGTGTAACGCGCGCAATGATCCAGTTGCAATCATCAATGACACGTTTGTAACCGCGCACGGTTACAGGTAGTTCGGTCATCAGCTCGGGGCGGCCGAGCGCCAGCACAATGCTGAACTCTGCAACGCCGCGCTGCAACTTCTCCCATTCCGCTTTCGCCGCGCGCGTCGCGTTCGCCTTGTTCGCATACGTGTGCCGCAACGTCTTCACGTTCTCGGCCGTGCCGAACAACACGTCGCCGCTCTTGTCGATCGGCTTCTTCTTCGCTGTCGTGCGGCGCCGGCGCCGCTTCACGGTTGTCGACTGCTTCTTCGCGGTGCGCGTGTTCAGGTAGAACGCCTGCACGCCGGAATACGCGTCCCGATCGGCGACGCCGAACTCATGACGGTCGCCGACGTCGCGCGTGATCGTGACGGCCGGCAGCGGCTTACCGCTCGCCGTGGTTGCTTCGCCGGCCTTGATGAAGAGCAGCAGCCCGTTCTTCACGGTGGCGATCGCATCGAACATCTTCGCCAGGCGCGACAGCAGATTGGCATCCGACTCGGCAGTCTGGTCGATGTGGTCGACGAGCTGCCCGTCGAGCGCCTTGCTGATACGCGCCTCAACCTTGTTTTGACTGGCGATTGCGCGCACGATCGCGCCGACCGTCTGCCGATGCCAGGACCGCTCCTTCTTGATCGACAGGCCCGCGCGCAGATCGACGCTGCGCGCGCGGATCGTCAACACGTCCGGCGTGCCGGTGTGCCGAACCTCATCGACCATAAATTCGCCCTTGTCGACCAGGCCGTTCGCCGCGCCGGCCCAGCCGATCGCCAGCTTCAGCGTGACGCCGCGACTCGGGATCTCGAGGGCGCCGTCAGAATCGTCGAGGCTGATGTCGAGCTGGTCCGCTTCGAAGCCGCGGTTGTCCTGCAGCGTCAGCGAGATCAGCCGCCCGTCGAACTTCTTCGTGATGTTCTTCCCGTTGAGCGTGATTGAGTAGATCGCACGCGGCACGCGGTCGTCGGCGATCACGACCTTTTGCACCAGGTCGACGCCAGGGATGTCCGACAGGTTCATAGCGAAATAGCCCCTTTGATGGCGTCGGTCACGATGCCGAGCATGTCGAGATCGTCGTTGCGCGTCAGTGCAATGGAAAACTCGATGCGGCGCGCGGTGCCGTCGTCGAAAAATAGCGTGCGCGTTGTATCGATGTTGTCGATCGTGAACATGCCGTAAATGTGGCCGGTGCCTTCGATCAGCGGCCAGGCGGTGTGCTGGCCCGCCATCGCCTCGATGACGGCGAGTGACATATCGCCGCCCGTCAGCTCGGGCAGCAGCACGCCTGACAGGGTGATGGTTTCGTCGTCCTCGCCGACGTACTGCCGCGCGGGTTTTCTGCCGACGCGGTTGTTGCTGGCGAAGCGCCAGCCGCGCCGACGCTTCAGCTCCTGGTAGGGCAGGGTCGACAGGCTGAACACGAACAACCCGAGCGCCATCATCATGAGAACCTCTCCTTCAATCCCGATCACGCAGACGCGAGCGCTCGCGTGCAGCCTGCGCGGCCTGTTCTTGGCGCAACACCTGGCGAACCTCTTGCGCGAGCGCCTGCACGTCCATGCCTGGCGCCGCGTACAAGTTGATCGTGATCGGCGCCGGCGCGACCGGCGCGCGTGCGGCGGCTGACGCGACCGTAAGCGGCGGCCGGTTGTCGACGGTGAGCGGTGCGCCGCCGGCGATCGCCGCGCCGGTGATGCCGATGCCGGCGCCGGCGGCGACGATCCGCTTGCCGACTTCAAGCACGGTCGACAGCGGGCCGTCCTGACCCTCGCGCAGACCTTGGTCGAGACCGGCCATCGTGAAGCCGCCGAGCGTGGCGAACACGCGGCTCGGCGAATGGATACCGAGCCGTTCCTTGAACCAGCCGACCACACTGTCGCCGGCGGACTGGATCGCGGTCTTCACGGCGCCGAGGCCGTTCGTGATCCCGTTGACGAGCCCGGACATGAGATTCGAACCGAACTCGGCGAAGCGCGTGGATGCCTGAGCCAGGCCGACAATGATGTCGGTCAGCCACGTGCCGAAGGCTCGGCCGGCGCCGGCTGCGGCGTCGAGGCTCTTCTTGCTGGCGTCTACGGGAGCGAGCAACCGTGTCAGCCAGTCCCACACCCCCTTCAGTGCACCCGTCAGCCAATCGAACAAGGGTTTGAGCGGCTCGAACGCGGTGCCGAGAATCGCGAACGCTCGGCTCACGAGCGGGGCGAGCGGCTTCAGGCCCTCGGTGAGCCCTTGCCAGAAACCCGCGAAAAACGCCTTGATCGGCTCCCAATACTTGACGATGAGGAAGGCGGCCAGCGCAATCGCAGCGATCACAAGGCCGATCGGATTCAACAACGCGACGCGACCAACCAACAGCAGGGTTTGTGCGACGGCTGCGAGCGCACGCACGAGGACGCCGCCCTGGATGCCGAGAACCGACATGCTGAAGCGCACGATCGCGAGCGGACCAAGAACGCCCGCGAGCGCGATCGTCAACGTGCCGAGCACGGCGAGCAGCACACCGAGGCCGGCCGCGCCGATCGCGACCGCACGCGTGAAATTCGGGTATTGCTTCGCGAAGCCGAGCAGCCGCTCGAGCACGCTCGTGGTCAGCTCGAGCGCTCGGTTGTACACGGGCAGCACCTGCTCCCCGATGGCGGTGCGCAGATTGCGCACCTTCTCGAGCGCGATCAGCTCCTTCCCTTCGGTTTGCTTCTGGCCCAGCTCGTGCAGCTTATCGATGCCGTACGCGCCACGGTTCAGCTTTTCGTTCTTGTGGATCTGCTCGCGCTGCATGAACATCGTCGCGAACAGGTTCGCGCCGTTGCCGTTCGTCATGATCGTGGAGAATTCCTCCAGGATCTTCGCGTCCGACGTGATGCCCTTGGCCTTCAGCTTCGGCAGCAGCACCTTCTCCATCCACTCGAACGGCGACGCGTTGAAGAGATCGCCCTGAATCAACGCACCGGGCTTGATGCGCTTCACGTTGCCGATCGTGTTGTACTCGACGTCCTTCTTGTTGACGAGCCCCAGCTCGACCAGGCGCTTCGCGGCACGCACGGTTGTTTTGCCCTGCATCAGATTGCTGTACGCGGCCTGCACACCAGTGCCGGCGGCATGCCCGCCCATTTCCTGAATCAGCGGCTCCATCTGGTAATAGAACGCGTCCTGGCGCATCTGCTTCGCGGCGACCTTGCCGGTCTGAATGAAGTTGCGCCACTCGTCGCCGCCGACGCGGCCGCCCGTCGCGGACAGCACCTGCTGGACCATGTTCGCTTCGCTCTTGAACTTCGTTTCGCTTTTCGTGCCGCCGCGCAGCTCGATCACTTTCAGCATGTTCATGAACTTTTCTTCGTTCTCATGCCCCTGACCGGCACCGAACATCGCCTCGTTCGCGAACTTCATCTTCGCGAGCGTCGGCATGACCATCTGTGCATGATGCTCGTCCGCGAAAATGGACATCGCGTCACGCATCAGCGTCATGTTCTCGGACGTCGACACGCCGATCGATTTCATCGAGCGCACGTAGCGCTCAGCGTCCTGCGTCGAGTGGTCGCCCAGGCCGAGCGCCTGAATGCGGCCGCGCTCGTTCTGCACCTTCTTCGCCTCGGCGAGCGGTTCGCGCAGATCGTTGAGGATGTGCGAGCCGGTCGCACGTGCGGCATATCCGCCGACCGCCATTTCTGCCGCTGCACCGCGCATGGCGCCCATTCTTGCGCGCGCGTCCGCGATGCGCTTCTGACGCGTGTTCAGCGCGTCGAGCCGGCGCGATTGGGCGTCGATCGCGCCGGTTGTTGCAGCGATGTCGGTGCGCAGCGTGCGCTCGTGCTGGGAGAGCTTGCCCGTGTCGACGCCGGCGCGGTTCAGCCGCGTGCGCAGCTCGTCGACGCTGGCGGATTGCTTCTTGAACGCGGCGCCGAGCTTCGACGAGGCTTGCCGCGCCTTCGCCAGCTCGGCAACCATTTGTTGAGACGGCGGCCCGTACGCACGCAACGACGTCGCGAGTTCCTTGACCTTCTTCTGCGCGTCGGCGAGCTTCGTCGCGGTGTTGGCGAGCCCGGTGCGCATCTCGCGGAACTCGCCGATGCGCCGCTGCGTATCGTTGAGTTCCTTGAGGCGCGTGCGGGAGTCCCGCAACTCCTTCACGAGCGTACGGTTCTTGGTGGCGACCTCGCGGATCGGCCGGCTCGCCTGGTCGAGCGCCTTGAGGACGACCTCAAGGCGCAGGGAACGATCACTCATTCATCGCCCCGTTCGTAGCGGACGCGCGCGTGCTCGCGCCAAGTCATCAGTTCATCCAGCGACATGGCGTTCATCACGTCAGGCGTCCAGTGGAAAACGAGGGCGATGTCGGCCATCACTTCGTCGACGGATCGAGGGATGCGTCCTGCTTCACGGAGTTCGGTACCAAAAAACCGGCAAGCTCCGTGCCGAGCTTGACCAGGTCGGCCGGGTCCATGCGCAGCACGTCCTGGTCGGTCAGCGTCGGGCTGCTGACGCGCGGCAGCACCTTCGACAGTGCGATCACGTCGAGCTGCAGAACGTCGGTGAGCGTGACGCCGCGCAGCGCGCCGCTGCCCGACATGGCCAGCGTGACGGCTTCTATTTTTTGCTCGCCGCGCACGATCGGGGTGTCGAGGCGCAGCGCGTCGGTTCGTTTCAGGGACATGGTCATTCCTTAGAGGGTGGGGGAGTAGCGGTTACAGGCCCAGGTGGCGGCGCTGTTGGGCGAGGCGATCGACGCCGCCGACGATCTCGACGAAGTTCGGGATGTCGATCTCAATCAGGGTTTCGCCGTTGACGACGAGGCGGTAATACGACAGCGACATCGTTCCGGTCTGGTCGGCGTTGTCGCCGGCCTTGGCCTTGCCGGGGTCGATTTCCTTGTAGCGACCGCGCACGTACACCTCGACACCATCGGTTTCCTCGGTGTCGTCGCGTTGATAGGAACCGGCGAAGCGTACGGATACGCCGTCGATCTTCGACGTGCCCCATGTCTTGAACATCTCCTTCATGAAGCCGCCCATCGTGACGCCCAGCTCGAGCTTCTCCATGCCGAGGTCGATGTCGACCTCGGCATTCATGCCGCCGCCGCGATACGCCTCCATCTTCCGAGTGAGCTTCGGCAACTGGATCTCGGGCACCTCGCCGACGAACGAGACGCCGTCCTCGAACACGTTGAAATTCTTGAGTTTGGATGGCAGAGCCATTGCGTTTTCCTATGGTGAGTGGCGGGCTGTCAGACGGCGATGCTTTCCGCGAACTTGACCAGGTAGCGATCCGTGATGCGCTGCCGGAACGTCAGGTCTTCGAGCGGCGGAACCGGGCAGAAGTCGTAGTCGATGAAGCCCTGGCCGGCTTTGAGAGAATCCTTCTCGTTGGCCGCCGGATCGAACCAGCACTGGCCGTCGATCAAGTAGCCGGCCGTTTTCCACGCGCGGAACTTCGCGTTTACGCCGTCGACGATGTCGTGCATCAGCGTGCGGCTCATCGGCTGGTCGACCGCCCACATGTGCGCTTCGGCCATCGTGTCGGCGATCACCTGCGCGCTGCGCACGTAGTTCTCGAACGCCCACAGCTTGTCCTCGGAACAGGTCCGCGATCCCCAGAGACGGTAACCATTCGCGTTCACGAGCGTGGTGACGTCGTGGCTGTTCAGGTAGCCCGCATCGGTGTTCGGGTCCTGCAGGTCCCAGAACACGTCGCGACTGATACCAGTGACGCCGTTCACGACGACGTTGGAGATCGTTTTGTGCCAGCCGGTTTCTTCGTCGATCTTTGCACGCATGCCGAGCGCGCGCGCCGTGGCCCAGGTGATGTCCTCGGCGCTGGTCGTGGTGTTCCAGTTCACGAAATCCGGCCAGATCGTCATCAGCTCGCGCTGACCGAAATTCGCACGGTAGGCGACCGCCTCTTCTTTCGTCTTCGCGCCGAACGCGTTGACGTATGCAAAGCCGCGCAGCCTTTGAGCGACCGTCGCCAGCTCGGTCGCGACAGGCAGGGTGTCCAGACCTGGGCAACCGAGCACGCGCGGTTTGACGCCGAGCCGGGTATTCGCAGCGAGCAGGGCCTTCATGCCGGTGTACTGGCCGTCCGCGGTCGTCGTGCCGATCACGTTGCTGGTCGTTTCGTCCGCGTCCTTCCCGGTCGGCACGCGCACGCCGACGATCAGCGGCGAGGTCTGCGCAGCGATCGCGTCGAGCGAGCGCGCGAGCGTGCCCTTCGTGCCGGCGCGGCCGATTGCGGCCCGCACGTCCGTGATGAGGAAGGGACGATTCTCGGGGAAGGTGGTGGCATCCGCGTCATCGCCGGTACAGACCATGCCGATCACGGCCGTGCTGACCGTGCGGATGGGGCGCGTACCGTCATTGATCTCAATGACGCGTACGCCGTGGTGGTAATCAGAAGGCAAGCTTTTCTCCCGGAAGTGAGCCTTCCGAAAGATTGCCTTCCGCGCGCGCGGAGATCACGCGCGGGAGGTTGTGCAGCGGCAGGGCACAACCGAAGCCGCTGCAGGGTGTCGCTACGCGGCGACGGGCAGGACGTCAAGCTCGGCCAGGCGCGCGGTCGCGACCTGGTGATAGCTCGGCTCGAGCTCGCAACCGATCCAGTTCAAGCCTGCCTCCTTCGCTGCGGCGAGGAACGTGCCCGACCCTGCGAACGGGTCCAGGACGACGCCGCCGGCCGGCGCCAGGCGCACGACGTCGCGCGCGAGCTGCGCGGGCTTCTCGGTCATATGGCGCTTCGGATGCGCGAGGCGCTCGGAGAACACGCCAGGCAGATACACGTCGGCGCGGCGCACGGCGCCCTTGGTCGCCCAGACCAGGAATTCGGTCTGCTGCGCGAAGCCGCCCATGCGCGGCCGCGTGCGGCCGCTCGTCTTGTCCCACACGGCGACGCCACGCCAGGTGAAGCCGGCGGCCTGGATCGCATCGGTGAGGCTCGGCAACTGGCGCCAGTCGACGAAGCAGGCCAGATGCGCTTCGTTGCGGCAGACGCGATAGGCTTCCGCGAGCCAAGTCATGCACCAGAACGTCCAAGAGCGCTGGTCCTTGCTGTCGTGCTGGAATTCAGGATAGACCGTCTTCACGTCGCCGCCGATGTACTTGCTCGACGGCGCCTGGCTGCGCGAAGCGCTCGTGGTGCCGCCGGACGAGTAAGGCGGGTCGGTGAAGACCAGGTCGACGCACGCATCGGGCAGCGCACGCAGGACGCTCAGGGCGTCGGCTTGGTGCACGCGGTTGATCAGATCAGCGGGGAGAGTGTGTTGCATGGGGCGAATCCCTTGTATCGGAGGCTCGGTGGCCTGCGGGTAAGGGGCTCGTGGCCCTCAGAATATTCATTGCGCCGCAACGCGGGCATTTGATGGTGAGCCGGACGTATTCGCCGGCGCCGAGTTTGCGGTTACAGCTTCCGCATCGGATGTCCTGCATGGTGTGATTCCTGCCTGTGCTAGGATGCCGGCGCCTCTCGAGAGGTGTCGCGGCCCTGGCCAATCCTGCAGGTCTGCTCTGCGGGTGCGGGGCGTGCACGATGTTGCTGCATCGCGCACGTCGCCGCGTCCTTTCCTTCCTATGTCGCGCTAGGCGACGTATTCGCCGCCGGCGAGCATGTAGCGGTCGGTCGAGCCGTACATCATCGACCCGTCCGCATTTTGCGCGCCATCTTCGGGCTTCGGTTCCACCAGTCGCCGCTGGATATACGCGAACGCCCCCTCGTCGGATTCCGGCATGCCCGACACGAAAATCGTGACGCCGCCCTGCAGCGGCTGTTTCCCCGCCTTGAACGTCGCTTCCGATACGTAGCTCTGGATCGTCCCGCTCGTGAACTTCGACGCCGCGTCGATCGCGACGTTGCTGACCACGTGATAGGACGCCTGCGCGCCAGTCAATTCGAGAACGAGTGTTTTCTTGATTGCCATATTCGATTCCTGGAAAAAATGAAACGGGACTGCGATTTGTGGCGACGTGGGTCCGCGCGACTACGCGGGCAACTGCGGCCAGACGACGTCGAGCGGAAAGCCGGCCTGCTGCGGCACGTCGCGCAGCGCAGCGCGATAGCGCCGAAGGACGGATTCTCGATCGGTGTCGCCGGCGTCCGCCGCGCGCTCGACAAGCGGGTCGACCTCGGCGAGCAGCGTGTCGCGCTGTCGGCGAACGTTCTCGGAGGCTTCGATGAGTGCGTATTGCGCTTCGAACTCGGGCCACCACGCGAGCAGGTCGGCCGGTGTCGGCCGCGGAATATCGGCCGGCTGCCAGATCGGTACCCACGCCGTCTTCGTCTGCTGGAGCGTCTGCTCGTGCACCGGGTGTGCAACCCAGTAGTCCCGGCAGCGCACGAGATTCGGAAATTTCTTCGCCAGAATGAAAGCCGCTTGCTCGATGTCGAGCATGGTGTTCGCGTTGGTCATTGGTTCCTCAAAACTACGCCGTAAACAGTGATCGCGTTGGCCGTCCCGTTGCCCGGACCGCTTAGCCCGCAGACGACCCACGGCGCGGGCAGGGCACCGTTGAGGCGCTCGATCGTGCCGAAGTTGTTCACGCCGGAATCCCACTGCACACGCGCGCCGGCGTTGGCCTTCGTGTTGTCGCGGTTGTACAGGTCGTTGAGGATGTCGCTCATCCACGCGCCGCGATACGAGCAGAACAAGTTGCCGTCCGTGGTGAGGGTTTGCTGACCGCGCATGTACATCGTGCCCCAGTCGTCTACGGACCACGTGACGGCGTTGTACGCGTTGTTGATGACTTCCAAGCCGCCAGAGCGCCGCGCGCGCAGGTATGTCAGTACGCCGTCGGCCGCACGTAAGCCAAAGTCCGCGTCCCATCCATCTCGCGCAAGCGTCAGACGGCCCCACATCGACGAGCCGCCGCGGTTGACGTAGTTGTTCGCCAAGAAACTCGACAACCATCCACCCCATTGGCTACCGGACAGGTTTCCATCGGGCGCGACCACTGACGTACCGCCCCCGGCCTGCAGTTGGCCGCGTGCAGTGACCGTGCCGCCATCGGTGACTGCTAGGTTCGCGGCCGTATTCGCGCCATTCGTGACCATCCACTTCGCCGCGGACGCCTGCACCTGAATTCGCGGCGCGTAACCGTTTGAATTGAAGACGAGCTGCGAACCGTAGTCGCCCGCGCCATACAGAGTCACGGTTCCATTGACCTGACCGCCGACGTTCTTGTCGAGCGGCGTGACGTTCGCGCTGTCCCACGGCGTCGCACCGGCCCACGATGGACGCTTCGCGAAACTGACCACCTGTGAGGCTCGTGGAATGTCCAGCACGCGACGCTGCGTGATGCCGTCATCGTCAAACGCACTGATTGCGAAGTCGTCGGTATCGGACTTGCCGAGCGTCCACCGATTTTTCCCGCCATTCTTTAGATAGACCGTGCTCCAACCAGCTCCGTTATCGATCGTCGCGTAGGTCATCGACATACCGGCCGCCGCGTTGACATGACCGGTGAAGCGTGCGCCCGTCAGTGGGGCGTACCGGATCGCGATTGTCTTCGGCGTCACGGCTCGCGTGTCGTCCGCGCCGGCGTCGACCTCAGTCTGCGTCGCCAATTCGATGACGCCCTTGCGCTCGGTCGTCGCCGGCGGATTCAGGAACGTTGTCGGCCCGAAAACCAGCTTCGTCACGTCGATCGAAGTGAACACGGTATCGGCCGCCAGCAGCAGCATCGAGGCCGCCGCTTTTTCGAGGATCGGATCGTTCTGCACGTAGACACCGAACAACACGCCGTTGTCCAGGTACAGCCCGAAACCGTATAGCTCGTACTGGTCCGCACTGTCGTCCTGGATCACGATGTGGATCGTGTCGTTGGCGACGGTATCGCCGCCGAACGTCGTGATGCGCTTCAACTCGCTCGGCAGCGCGGTCATATCCGGTTTGAACACGAAGGCCGCCGTGGCGAGGCCAATCTGCGTGACCTGGTGCTCGGTGGTCCCGGTGTTGCCGGGTGCCACCAATGCGGCGCGGCCGGCGTCCGTGATGTAGATGAGGTTTCCAGCCATGTTCGTTAGTCCGTGAGAGAGAGGCGGCGATAGACGGCTGCGCGCACGCCACATGCAACACCGATCGGGCCGTGCATGCTGAAGCCTTGCGTGAAGGTGTAGTGGGCGGTGCCTCGCTTTGCGCGATCGACCTCGGCGCGGATGTCGTTGACGTACTGCGCGGTGGCCGGCACGCCGTCACGCGTGCCGACCGTCATCACGATCTCGAACGTGCCCGGCACGCCGCGCGGCGTTTTCTCGAACCACTCACGCATCACGACGTTCGCACCGAACGACGCGCACACGTCGCGCACGGCCTCGGCCGTGCCCTTTTTGCGAGCGATCCGGATCGCGGATTTCACACGCGCGCGCTTCACCTGTTCGGGCCATTCATCGCGCCAGGTATCGACGCCCATGTGCCAGGCGAGCCAGGGCAGGAAGCGCAGCGGGATTCGATCGGGGTCCATCAGCGTGTCGATTTCGACCGGGATGTCGAGCACGTCCGCGTTGGCTTCGGCTAGGCGCCGCTCGAGCACGGTCGCGTTCGGCGGCAGCAGGGAGACGGCCGGCTTATTCATCGGCCACCCCACCGTCCATCAGCTCGATACCCGTGCAGTACGGCGCCTGGTCGATCGCGATCGGCACGCCTTCGGCCGGCGTGTCGAGCAGCACCTTCTGGACGCCGGCAACGCGCATCGACGCGTACAGGCCGTCCTTCGTGACCTCGGAACCCGGCCGGTGCATCGATTCGGCGAACTGCAGCGTCTTCTTCTTCGCTTCCGCTAGCGCGACGGCGCGGTCCGGGCCGTTGAAGAAGCGGAGCGTCGCGCGGATCGCGTAGGGCACGATCTTCGCGCTCTGCACGATGACTTCGTCCGCCTGCGGCCGCTTCTTCTCGAGCGCCTTGTCGACGATGTTGATCAGCTCCTGGCTCGCCGTGCCGTCGCCTTCACGCGACAGGATCGTGACGATCATCACGCACGGCGACGGGCTGTAGGCGGTCGCCGCCTTCACGCGCCCGTCAGCGGCGCGCGCATGGAATACGTACGCGTCGTCGGGGCCAGCGACTGAGAAACCGCGCGGCGCGAGCTGGATGCGCTCGCGCAGGCTGTCGTCGTCCTCGTAGACAGGATCGATGCCCTGGTCGGGATCGCCCGGCGAGATCAGCAGACGGTCGACGTCGAAGAGGGCACCGATGTGCTCGAGCGTGCTGCGCTTCGCGTACGCGAGCAGGATGCCGCGCGCCTTTTCGTTTATGAGCGCGAGCAGCAGCATTTTTTCGTACGCGCCTTCCTGCAGCAGCTTCACCATCGGTTCCGATTCGAGCTCGAGCGTCGCCGCGATCTCGTCCTGCTGCTCCTTCGGATACAGCGAGACCAGGCGTGCCTTTTTCTCGGCCAGGATCGTTTCGTAGTCGAGTTCGTCAACGATGTCCGGTGCCGGGAGCTGCGACAGATCTATCGGCGTCGTTCTCATGCAGCACCTCGCCCGTTCGTCGCCGGCAGGCGCATGGAGAAGGCAGTGCCCGCGCGCGGCCCGTCCGTGCGCTCGCCTTGCAGCTCGAGCACAGCGCCGCCGTCGATGCCGGTGCTACCGAATTCCACCTGGTTGACCTGGATGCGCGGTTCCCATCGGGCCAGCGCCATGACGGACGCCGCCATCACGCGCATGCGCATCACTGGATTGACTGGGCCGTCGATCAGCTCGGGCAGCAGCGAACCGTACTCACGGCGCATCACGCGCGTGCCGAGCGGCGTAAACAGGATGTCCGCGACGGACTGCTCGATGTGGGCCTGGCCGGCGACCGCGCGGCCGGTGCGTGCGTTCATGCCGTTCATGCGCCACCTGCGATCGGCTTCGAAGTCTTGGCGAATTCGCCCTGCGCCTGGTGCGGATGCTCTACAAGGCTGACGCCTCGCGACTTCACGTCGACGTCAGCAGTCACGGTGCCCGTGAAGTGCGCGCTGCCCTGAATCTCGATCACGGGGCCGCTACCGCCGGCACCGCCGCCCTTGCCGGTCGCGCCCGACTCGAACGTGAGCGGTCCCTTCACGAGCAGCGAGCCCGTCACGATCGTGTCGTCGGCGTCGAGCGTGACGGATTTCGCCTTGACGGTTGCGGTTTTGGTTTCGACCGTGACGCTGCCAGGCGCGATGACCTGGACGGTGGCGCCGGCCGGAAGCGTGGCGGTGAGCGCGTGCGTGGCGAAGTCGTACTGGACGCGTGCGCCGTCGCGGTAGACGCGCACGTGTTGCGTCGGGCTTGAGCTGGGCGAGTCGTGGCCGTCGCAATACACGCCAGGGAGAAAGAGGCCCGTCGTCGGTTCGCCGGACGGGCAGAACAGCAGCCCAGGCTCGCCCTCGGACGGCGGGTCCCACGTGATGCTGTCGCCGGTGCGCTGCGCGAGCCAGCGAATCCAGTCGGTTTGCAGGCCACCGGATTCCACGCGTACGCGGCGGGCATCGTGATCGACTTCGATCACGGTGCCCTCGCGCAGGAGGCTTTCGAGGCGGCGGTTCAGGTCAGCAAAATCATCCATGCACCGAGGATGCCGCGCGCGCGGGAGAGGGTCACGCGCTGGAAGTTGTGCAGGGCCGGGCTACAACGCAAACCCGGCCGCACGTCGTTCAACTGCTTCAGGTGATCGAGGATCAGGTTGGAGGTGGAAGCGACGTCAGCATTGGCGAAGCTGACCAACGGCCTTCTTCGACTGGCAGGATACGACCCAAAATAGACAGTCGCGTCAACGCGCTTTCAACGGCTGCTTGCTGACCACTCCGGCCGTTCATTTTTGTCGATCCGGCGACAGGTCAACTAACTCCGACGCTCGAACGGCCAGATCTAGGGGTGCAAAAGTGAGGTTTGAATGCATTTCGCCGTTAAGCGCCATACTACGAGCCGGCCACTTGCCAACAATGTCATGCAGGTGACTCGCGAAGTAAACGGGCCGCGCTCGCACCCTCGACAGAAGAAAGTGGGTGGGGCGGAATTCTTCTCCGCGCCTCGCGTGACGAACGAAGCATGAAGCGGCGCTGCCCTTTGCCATCAGCCCGAAGGCGACGCATGCGAATGCGCGTTTACTCGTCTTCATCGACCAACACATACAAGAAGGCTTCTTCCGGGTCCGTGTGACGCTCGATCAGAGACAGAATTTCTTCCTTCGGCCCATTGGCGATGCCGGGCTTCCCTGCCGGATAGATATCGGGCCGAACGCTGTGCCCGCGCTGCCATTCGATCGTGAACAGCCGCTCGGCGTCGACGCGCGGCATCTTCGTCCTTGTCTTTGTTTGCCGCCCGGATGGCAGCTTCCATCCGCCCGTCGCGCCGCGTACCGCGACGGCCGCGAATTCCTGCATGGGCCACATGGACCGAGCTTCATCCACCGTGATCGTGTCGTGCTTCGGTTGACTCCTGTCGAGTTCGTCGAAGACCTTGCGGATACTCTTGCTTTTCTGTTGAAGGTTGGTCGTGATGCCGAAGAATTCCTCGGGATCCTGTCCGTACTTCACGAACCAGATATCCAGCAGCCGATGCGCCTGCTCATAACCCGCCTTGTCCAGACTCGCCGCGAGCACATCGGCACGAATGGTCATTTCCTGCGTGACCTCGTCGCGGATGTAAACGGCCATCACGTCCTCTTTGCTCAGGCTGGCAGGCAGGGTCTGCAACCAGCCCAGTTGCGAGAACAGATACGCCATGACACGGTCGGGTTTGATCGTGTTCAGACCGAGATCCATCATAGTATGCAGGGCGGTGAGCGGCCCGAGTTGCGCTTCGAAACGCTTGCGCACTTCGTCGAGCGTCTTGCGCTCCTGCACCCATTCCTCGCCGGTGAGATGGTGACGGCTCAGCGTGCGCCCGTCGGTGTAATGCTCCAGCGGCTGCGTTTTCCCAGCCGCGCGATGCCGATGCAGAAAGTCTGCCACCGCCAAGTAGCGCCTGACCTTGTCCACCTTCGTCGAGAATTTAAGGTTCGGATACGCGGTGTCGTCCTTGGTGAGCAACTTCCAGACTTCGGGCGTCGTCTTCGCGTTCGCGAAATGCGCGGCTGGATTCCAGTCAGGCGCGCCCTTGGACAACTTGATCCACGCGGACTTCTGTGCCTCCTTCTCCTGCCGCTCTTTCCACGACGCGGCGAATGCCTTCCACTCCGCTTCGTCGAAGACATAGGCCTGCGGCGTGTAGTGATCCAGATCGCGGAACAGCGGAACCAGGTTACGCATGCTGCTGATTTCCGCCGTGGCGATCGAGGCCCGCTTGCCCGCATAGACGATGCGCGCCCACAGCACTTGCCACAAACCGCGATGGTCGAGATCGGCCGGAATCGCGTCGGCAAGAACAGTCTCGACAGCCTTTTTCAGTTTCGCCTTGTTCGCGCAGTGCTCGGCCTGGCTCTTGGCACTCGTGGCCTCCTCGATGACGGCACGCTGGATGGCCTTGAACAACGCCGGCCCGGCGTTGTAGATTTCAGCGTTGATCTCTGCGCTGGCGCGACTCTTCATGGAAATCATTTTTTGTGTTGGATCAGGCTATGCAGGAATGAGGATGGTCGGACGCTGCCATCCTTTGAACTGAACGCATCATGTCCTCGATTGCGACCAGATCCTGATAACGTCACGCGCCGGAGATTCTTGAGTTTGGGCTTGATGTTTTGCGACTGATGCCTCATGTCATCCGAAAGACAGGTTTCGATGCGCGCATGGCCATCATCGATGGTCGAACGACCGTTGATGGAGTAAAGCAGTTGCACGAATGTCAAAATCGCCACCGCAATGAGTGACTCCCCTTGGCCGCCAACCGACGGATGCGGCCGGCGGTTGCCGACCCTACAACGGCCCGTCGATTCAGCGTGCCCCGAGCGGCCGCTTCCAAGGTACAACGGTCGTCCGCGCATTAATGTCGGTCTGCGGCTCTGCGGCTCTGCGGCTTTAGGCCTCGGGGCTACGCAAGAGGTGGTAAGATTTCCAACGCATCGGCCTAGAGGGTTATGGCAACTGCATAGATGGAGATGGCACATTTAAAACGCGCTCAATCATGACTCAAAGATATCCGCGTTAAAATTACTAATTATTTATCAACCGGGGCTTCCTATATGAATTGGATTGATGACTTTGTTGCCAAACTTTTCCCACTGGATGTGTCTCAGCAGAATATGGAAGCCGCATTTTTGCTGAAATATCAAAACATTCCAAATACATTATTCAAATATCGCGAGGCGAACGATTATTCGATAAAAAATCTTGTCGACGACACTGTTTGGCTGGCAGACCCCGCAACATTCAACGATCCGTATGATTGCCATCACTTCATCAACTACGAAAAATTATCAAATAATTTTTTAAGACTGATGCCGCAAGAATTGCGCGATCGCCTTCCACAAGACAAGCTTGACGAGATCGAAAATTCGATCTCGCTTGCGGAAGACCCAAATTCTGCAATAATAGACATTCTTTTGCGCGACGTAGCCCCCGAAAAAGCCGCTGCAATGAAGGCGGCTCTACTTGGAGCAATGTCGGCCATGTTTGAGAAAATGGGCGCAGATGGTGCCAATCGAATGAAAGACGGATTCAAAGTTTGCTCGTTTTCGGAGCGTGTCGACTCGACATTGATGTGGTCACATTACGCTAATTATCATAAGGGGTTTTGCATTGAGTATGCTATAAAGTCGGTGCGACCGGACGATTATGTCTCCAGATTCATGTATCCGGTGATTTATAGCGAGCATCCATTCGATGCAACACCAAATATGTTGCAAGTTGGAAAGACGGGATTTAATAATTTGTATTTGAATCTTGCTGGCCTAATTAAATCGATTGACTGGGGATATGAGAAAGAATGGCGCCTAATTTTTGCAAATGGCGTACTCGACAAGGCGCAATCTTGGAGAATGCCTTTGCCAAAATCAGTATATCTCGGATCACACATTTCGCCTGACGATCAGACGAGGCTCACCGATATTTGCGTGAGTAAAGGAATTTCCATTTTCAAGATGCATCACTCACGGGGCGCTTTCGTTATGGAGGCTCGGCCTATAGTTGCGTAGCGTCCAGCGTGTACTGCTGTCAGACGAGGATTTGGCTGAACCGTTTGAGCTTTGCGAGTTTTGTGGTCAAAAAGCTGGGGCGACGAATCTCGGCCATCTCGATCGGAGTCTCCTTTCGACCTCCTCATGCCCCGCGCATCGTGGTCTGCACGCTGCATCTGAAAGAAGCGGAACCAATCCGCAAGATTCGTGCGCTGCTTGCGCACGAGACATGTGCAAGCGGTCATCCGCTTGGTGCGAATGACCGCCGTCGCCGTCGAAACCGCGGCCCAAGGGTCCTTACTAGCCGAAAACGAACGTCTCTTGATAGCCGAAGCCGGTCCGACGCAAGATTGGACCGACGAATGATGACGAATATCGGCCGCTCATCTTGTTATCGCGATAGAAAGTCGAGAACTATGTCCGCGATCCTGTCGACGTCGGCATCGGTCAGGCCGAGCAGTTCGCGCACCGGATACTGAACGACCGGCCCGTTGCGCTCGACCCGATCGCGCAGGCCCTCCTGGTGCACGCGTGCGATGCGTTCGACCTGGCGCGTGAAATGCAGCACCGACGCGTCGGAGGTCGACGCGGTCTTGAGGAAGCGCGCGGTGCGCAGCTTCGCGAACATCGCGCGCCGGATGCGGCCCTTCTCGCGCCGAGCCTGCGGCTTGCGCGGCGCGTACCGGCTGCCGTCCGGATTGCGGGCTTCGGCGATGCGCCGTGAATGGCGTCGGCGCAGCTCGGCGGCCAGCCCTTTCGCCAGCACAACGCGCTGCGCGGCCGTGAGCTGGCCGAGCAGGCCGGACGCCCAGTCTTCGGCGCGGGACAGTCGATCGGCCATCAGGTCCCCGCGATCGGCGGCTCGCCGAAATGGCGAATCTCATAGCCGCCCGGCTGCTCGACCACGCCGACCCGCTCGGTCAGCTTCAACAGGATCTCGACGTCGGATTTGCCATTGTCGAGCAGCTCGGCCTGGAACTTGAACCCGTCGCGGCAAAGGTCGCGGTTGAGCAGCAGTTCGGGCTGGTGGATTTTCAGCCAGGCGATGATCGGGACCATGAGGTGATCCGAATGGCCGGCGTAGTCCGTCACCACGATGTCGAGCGTGTAGGCGTATTCGAACGACAGCGACTTTGCAGCGGTGACGGCGATCGACCCGTGTTCGATGAAGATGTGCAGCCGGTCGGGATCGCGCGCGAACTCGGGCAGGGCGGCGGTAAGCGCCGCGCGTAGGCTGTTGGGCTTGTTCATGGCGCCGGTTCCTCCGTGTCGCGTACTCGGGCCTGCAGCGCGATCAGTTGCTCGGCGTTTTCGTGACAGGTGGTGTAGTTGCCGGCGATGGTTGCGGCGACGGCAGAGAGTGCAATGCCCGAGGGGGCCGCATCAGCGCTTCCGGGATCGCCCACCGGCACGTTGGCGGCGGCGCCGTCGTGCACGCGCACAAACCCAACAGGAACAGCGCAGGCGCGATCCGCTTCGCGATCCACATAGACGGGAACCTCCTTGATGATGGTGTCGCCCTTCTCGCGGACGACCTGGACACGGTCGACGTACTGCGTGACGACCTTCACGTCGCGGCGTGCCGCGTCGCGCTCGGCCGTCCGATCGCGCACGTCGCGCGCGAGACCGTCGACGCGCTGGCCGGCGTCGACCAGGCGCGCATGCTGGATCGCGATGACGACGGCAGCTACGGCGAGCGCGATCGCGCCGGCGACGAAGATACGGGTGCCGGTCGTCACGCGGCCGCCCGACTGTAGCGATCGAAGGCCCGTTCGAGCTTCACGTCGTACAGGTTCTCTGCGTAAGCCTTGCCGTTGTATAGCTCGGCGAACTTCGCCCACTTCTTGCCGCGCAACGCGGCGAGCATCACCTTGTCCGCCAGGACGAAGCGGACGAATGCCTCGAGCTGCTCGGCCTCGCTGACCTTCATCGCCTCGACGAACGCGAACACGTCCGGGTAGCCGAGCGCCTTCCAGTGGAAGCCCATGATTTGAAACGCGCCCCAGCTCGTCGCCTCGAGCGCGCATGCGGCCGAGATTTGCGACGCGCTCGCCAGGCGCGCATATTCAGCCGCGTCGCCGGCGTAGCCGCCGCGCTTCTGGTTGACCAGGGCCGGATACTTCGCCGCGAGCGCGTCCGCGTCCAGACCGGCCGCCGCGAGTTGGCGGTACATGATGTGCCGCTCGTACAGGATCACGGGCCGGCCGTCAGGCAGGAACCCGGCACCTTTCGATTCCACCTCATTGACGGCACGCACGGCCGCGAGGTCGACCTGCAGCCGATCGGCCGTGCGCTGCAGGTCGGCGTCGGCGAGGTGGCGCGGATCGCGCCGGCCGGCCGAGAGCGTCAACCAGGTCTTCGGACCGGCGATGCCGTCTGCGACCAGCCCGTGCGTGGCCTGGAACGCCACCACGGCGTTACGGGTTGCGCTGCCGTAGATTGCGTCGATGTCGAGGCGCGCGCCGGCTGCGATGAGCTGGCGCTGCAGGTAGCTGACGTCGGAGCCGCGGTCGCCGAGGCGCAGGGTCTTATACATGGTGTCCCCATACCTTGAATTGCAGCACGCGCGCGATCACTGAGTCGCGCGGGTTGCCACGGTGGAACAGCTCGACGACGTTGCCGCGAACTCCGTACACGGCGAGGCACAGGACGCCGACCAGCACCGTGTCGGCAAGATTCGCAGGTGGCAACATGCCGAACGCGGCGCGGATCGGCGCGGCGCCGGCGGCGACCGCGATCGTGTACGCCAGGCATGCCGCGAGCGGCCGGTGGGCGCTCGCGCCACGGCGGAAGGTCACGAGGCGCAGCGCGAGCGCCGCGCACAGCAGCACGTAAACGGTCGTGAGCATTACTTTTCCCTCCCCTTGAACACGTTCAGCAGCCGATCGGGCGCGTCGGCCTGGGCGATCAGCCACAGCAGCAGTTTCACGACGAGCGCGGATGCGATCAGCGCGCCGATGCCGGCGTGCACCTCGACGCGGGCCGGCAGCACCGCGTCGAGCGCGGCGGCGAACAGCTCGGCCGTGAGGCACCCGGCGACGAACGAGATCACGAAGAACGCGATGCGCTTCGGAATCGACGGATCGGCGGCCGTCATCACAAACAGTAGCGAGCCGGCGAACGCGCCCATGACGACGTTGGCATCGACGCCGGGAAACAGCGACAGCGTGGCGACGCCGAGCGCCGCGACCGTCGCGGACGACGTGGAAATAGGTTCAGCCATTCTCAGTCCCATAACTGGAGCCGCTCGGCGCCGGATTGCACCGCTTGCGGTACTTCGTTGGGCAGCTCGACGAGCAGCCCGTGAGGCAGGATCGGGCCGTACTGCGCCAGGTCCCGGTTGAGGTCGAGCACCGCTTCGACGACGCCGCGCGTGCGGCCGAGCACGCGCCAGCAAAGCGCGTCGATGGTTTCCCCCTGGAGCGCCCGCACCTCCATCAGATCAACTCCACCGTTATGCGAGGGCGGCCGACGATGTCGCTGATCGCCCAGCGGGCGTCACGGCGCAGCTCGTCGCCCTGGGGCTCCAGCTCGTCTGCGCGGCGCGCGCCATCGCCCGTCGTGTCGTAATCGCGGTACCGCTCGATGAGCGTCGCCTTCGCCAGGCAATACACCGCGCGCCGGTAGTGCTGCAGCCGTACGCTCTCGCCGTCGAGCTGGTCGGCCGGCACATCGGTCAGGCACGTGATACCGGCATCGCGCCACGCCGCGCGTGCGCTGTGCAGCTCGTCGTTGACCTCGGCGATCGCGGCGAGCAGCTCGTGCCGCAGACGGGCGTCGGTGATCGACCCGTCGAGGCGCATCGTGTCGCGCGCATGCTCGAGCGAGACATCCGGATAGAACGGGTCGTTCTTGATCGGCTTGGCGGGTTCCGCATCCGCCGGCGCGCGCGCCAGCGGCGGGGTCGAGACAAAGGACATGGTCGGGTTCGTCGGATTGATAGGTAGAGGCGGTGGACGGGGCTTTCGCGCGGACAGTGCCGGCTACGGCCCCGTGCCGCCTGGTGCGCGGGGTACGCTCGGTGTCAGCCACCGGGGCCGGACTGGCCCCCGTTGGCGGAATTTTTCAGCTCGCGCTCGAGCCGCTCGATGTCCTTCTTCACGCCCACGTTCGCGAAGAGCTGCAGCGCGCGGCGCAGATGGTCGAGGGCACGCGCGGGATCGGAAGCGGAGAGGCCGTACCCGATCGCCTTGTGCAGCTTCGCGCGAACTTCGTCGGGCATGTCGGCCGTTGCCGTGAGCTGCTCGATCTCGACGAGCGGCTCGACCTGGATCGCATCGCCGGCGCGATGGGCGCGCAGCGCGGCCTCGGCGAATTCCTCGACGAGCAGACACGGCGTGCTGCGCTTGTACTGGTCGGGCAGCGGCAGAGCGTGCCGCAGCGCGTACGCGCCGATCTCGAGCGCACCCTGGTAGTCGCCGACGTCGACGCGCCAGACCATGATCGTCATCAGCACGTCGTCCTGCGCGCCAGCAGCGCCGTCGAGCACACCCGCGACCCACGCGTCGTATGCGGGCAGAAACTGACGCTTCAGATCGGCCTTGCGCTCGAGCGACTCGACAGCCTTCAGCGCGCGGCGGTGTTCGTCGAGCTGCGCGAGCATCAGCGTATATGCCGAGTCGTCGCGCAGCCCGCCGACACTCGCCGGCGTACCGCGCGCGGCCGTGGCTGCGACGGTCCGCTGGAAGTGTTGGCGGAACGGGTTCGTCATGCGCCACCTTGCGGAGCGGCCGGGGCAGCGTCGGCGAATTGGATGCCCTCGACCACGCAGCCGGCGCCGTACTGCTCGATCACGTACGCATCGTTCGAGCTTTCATAGTTCTCGATGCGGTCGCGCTCGGGCACTTCCTTCAGCGAGCGCCGGCGCGCGCTCGTTTGCCAGTAGATCGACAGGTTGTCCAGGCGCGTGACCATCAGCGCATGGGGCGGGAAGTACGGCACGCTGACGGCCGGCAGGTTGCCGACACGCTTCTGCGAGACGACGATGTCGGTTGCGAGCGTTTCGGTCGACGGTTGCGCCTGGTTGATGAGCGGGAAGTACTTGTCCTGGAGCAGCTCGCGGCCGCAGATCACGACGAGGTTCGGGTCTTCGGCGTACCACGGGTCGAGGAACTCGTTGCGCGCGAGCGAAACGACAGCGTCGAGATTTTTGAATTCTTCGCCCTTGCCAATCTTCACGCCCGAGAACACGCGTTGCTTCGCGTTGTTGCGGTACTGCTGCAGCCAACCGATGTTCACGTCCTGCAGCAGCGGGTTCGTGGCGAGATCGGTATCGTCCGCAACCTTCACGCCGTTCCAGCCGATCATGATGCGATCGAGTGCCTGACGCACGATGATGGAATCGCGCAGACGCGCCTGGAAGTCCGGGAACTTCGCCCATGCGTCGAGCTGCTGATAGCGGATGTGCGTGTCGTAGTTCGTCTTCTCGCAACGGTATTTCTGGTTGTCGAGTGCCGAGACGTCACGCGTTTCACGCGCTCGTTTGGTCGTATCGGTACGGCTCGCGATCGGGCCGGATACGCCGAGGCCGATCTTCTCGCCCTCCATTTCCTCGACGCCGTGGATGTTGATCCGGCCGAGGAATGCGCTCGATTCCTGGATCTTGGTTTCGAGCGTTTGCTGCACGCTCGGCGCGACCGAAAACTTCTTCGTGGCATCGCTGATGCCGTTCAGTTCCTGGATGCGAGCCAGATACCGGTTGTACTGTTCGCGGGTAGTGTTCCGCATGGATTCTCCGTCTAGGGGAAATTGGATGAGGGCGGGTTAGCAGTCGGTCTGCGCCCCGTTGTCGCTGCCCGTCGACGTCGGCCGCTGTTGGGGGCTGCTGTCGGTGCGCGAAAGCTTCTGGACCAGCTCGCTGTGTCGCTTCTCTCCGTCCTTCTGCGCGCGCTTCAGCTCGTCGACGTTCGTGTTGAATTTCTCGAGCTGCTCGAGCATCTGGCTCTGGCTTTCCGCGAGCGCGACGACCGATTGCGAGAGGTCGGAAAAGCGCTGGTCGTCGGTTGCTTCCTTGCGGTTCAGCAGGCCGCGTACCTTCGAGAACAGTGACTTGCCGGCATCACCGGTACGCGGCGGTGCGTCCTCGTCTTCGATCTCGATGTCGGCTTCGATGGCCGCGCTGAAAAGGTTTTCCGGGCGCTGCTTCCGTGCGTCGTACGCTTTGTGCTTCGCACTGAACTGCAACATTTCCGTGCCGAGGCTTGCCGGGTTGTCGGTGACGGCGAGACCGACCAGGTATGCTTCTCCCGTGCCGGCAAAATCGGGATCGACTTCCATCGACGTGTAGACCTTCTGCCGCTGCTCGTTGGTCAGCGCGACCAGGTCTTTGGTCGGCGACAGTTGCGCGAGCAGGCGCATCTTTCCGTCCTGCTCTTCTGCCTTGAGCGCGATCACGTCGCCATACGCGCGGAACGTGCTATCCGGGGTGTAGCCGCGAATGTGTTCCATGTTGATGCGTGCGCCGTACGTTTTCGGGTCGTAGCTGCTCGCCATCTGTTCGAGCATCTCGCGATCGATCGTGCGGCCGTCCGTCGTCGCGCCTTCGGTCGCGATCCGGAAAAACTTCGTCTTCTTTGCGTCCTGTGCCATGTGCGAATCCGCTGAGAGGGGGCTGTGTTCAGGGATTCCAGTTTCGGCAGTTCGAACCGGAGTCGCAACGCATGTTGGTTGTGCGCGCAACCGGTACAACCGTATGCAGTAGGGCCTACGCGCGCGCGTCGGTAGCCTTGCTGCATGACTGCACTTCCCATTGATTCATCCGACGTTGATCCACGCCGACGCGCACGCGACCTGTACTGGCAGGGGTATCGCATCGCGCGTATCGCCGAGCTGCTCGGCGTGAAGCCGGCCACGCTCTATAGCTGGAAAAAGCGCGATAGATGGGACGAGACGGAGCCGGTCGATCGCGTCAACATGACGATCGAGGCGCAGCTGATAAAGCTCGTCACGAAGGAGGCGAAGGAAGGGCGCGACTTCAAGGAGATCGACCTGCTGACGCGTCAGCTCGACCGGTTGCGATCGCGACCAGCGAACGATGCAAAGGTGAGCGAATCCGGGGGCGGTGGCGGCACGCGCCGATCGCGCAGCTCGGACGACCGCAACGCGTTCAGCGAAGAGCAGATCGAGAAGTTGAACGATGCGTTCCTCGAATCGATCTTCGACTATCAGCGCACCTGGTATCGGGCAGGCTTCAAAGAGCGGATTCGCAACATCCTGAAGAGCCGGCAGATCGGCGCGACCTGGTACTTCGCGCGCGAAGCGCTGCTCGACGCGCTGAACACGGGCCGCAATCAGATCTTCCTGTCGGCCAGTAAGGCGCAGGCGCACGTGTTCCGCCAGTACATCGTCCAGTTCGCGAAGGATGCAGTGGGCGTCGAGCTGAAGGGTGATCCGATGGTGCTGCCGAACGGAGCGACGTTGTACTTCCTCGGCACAAATGCGCGCACGGCCCAGAGCTATCACGGCAACCTGTATTTCGACGAGTACTTCTGGGTGCCGCGCTTCCAGGACTTGCGCAAGGTAGCGTCCGGCATGGCGATTCATTCGCAGTGGCGCCAGACGTATTTCTCGACGCCGTCGAGCCTCGCGCACGACGCGTACCCGTTCTGGTCCGGTGCGCTGTTCAACCGCGGCCGACCGAACGATCAGCGCGTTTCGATAGACATCTCGAACGCTGCGCTTGCGGCGGGCCGCACGTGCGCGGACGGCCAGTATCGGCAGATCGTGACCGTCGAGGACGCCGTGCGCGGCGGCTGCAACCTGTTCGACCTAGAACGCCTGAAGCTCGAATACAGCGCGGACGAATACGCGAACCTGCTGCTGTGCCAGTTCATTGACGATTCGCTGTCGGTCTTTCCTCTCGCGACGTTGCAGACGTGCATGGTCGATACGTGGGAGGTGTGGGACGACTTCAAGCCGCTGTACATGCGCCCGTTCGGCGATGAAGAGGTGTGGATTGGTTACGACCCGTCGCACACGGGCGACAGTGCGGGCTGCGTGGTCCTGGCGCCACCGAAGTATCCCGGCGGCAAGTTCCGCGTGCTCGAGCGGTTCCAGTGGCACGGCCTCGACTTCGAAGCACAGGCTGCGCAGATCGAGGCGTTGACCAGGCGCTACCGCGTGACCTACATCGGCATCGACACGACCGGGATCGGGCAGGGCGTCTATCAGCTCGTCACGAAGTTTTTCCCGGCCGCGACGCCGTTCCACTACTCGGTCGAGATCAAGACCGCGCTCGTGATGAAGGCGCAGAACGTGATCCGCAAAGGCCGGCTCGAGTTCGACACGGGCTGGAAGGATCTCGCCGCGGCGTTCATGGCGATCAAGAAGACGATCACGCCCAGCGGGCTGCAGGTCACGTACAAGGCGAGCCGCTCCGAAGAGGCGAGCCACGGCGACCTGGCCTGGGCGTGCATGCACGCGCTCGCGAATGAGCCGCTCGAGGGCGCGACGAGCACCAATACCGGATTTATGGAGCTTTTCTGATGTCACGCAAGATTCGACGCGGCGCTGGGCGCCGCACGCATGGCCGTGCCGAGCCGGCCGCCGAATCCACGCCGGCGCCGACGCCGCGCACGGAGGTGTTCTCGTTTGGTGATCCGATCGAGGTAATGGATCGGCGCGAGCTGCTCGAGTATGTTGAATGCATGCGGATGGGGAACTGGTACGAGCCGCCACTGCCCCTGGACGGCCTCGCGCGATCGTTTCGGGCCGCGCCACACCACAGCTCGGCCATCTACGTGAAGCGCAATATCCTCGTGCAGTCGTACGTTGAGCATCCGCTGCTGTCGCGCGCGGACTTCAGCCGGTACGTGCTCGAGTACCTGGTCTTCGCCAACAGTTACCTCGAGCTGCGCACGAACCGGCTCGGCGCACCGATGGCGCTGAAGTCGTCGCTCGCGAAGTACACGCGCGTCGGCGTCGAGCCGGGGCAATACTGGTTCGTCACGAACGTGCGGGAGCCGTACGAGTTCCCGAAGGGCTCGGTCTATCACCTGTACGAGCCCGACCTGAACCAGGAGATTTACGGGCTACCCGAATACCTGTCGGCGTTGAACTCGACCTGGCTGAACGAAAGCGCGACGCTGTTTCGCCGGCGCTACTACAAGAACGGAAGCCACGCCGGCTTCATCCTGTACATGACCGACGCGGCGGAGAAGCAGGAGGATGTCGACAACCTGCGCTCGGCATTGAAGAACGCGAAGGGGCCGGGCAATTTCCGGAACCTGTTCATGTACGCGCCGAAGGGGAAGAAGGACGGCATCCAGCTCCTGCCGATCGGCGAGGTCGCGGCGAAGGACGAGTTCTGGAACATCAAAAAGGTGACGGTCGAGGACCAGCTTGCGGCGCACCGCGTGCCGCCGCAGCTCATGGGGATCATCCCGTCGAACGCGGGCGGGTTCGGTGACGTGGAGAAGGCGGCCGGGGTATTCAATGGCCTCGAGATCGAGCCGCTGAAGGCGCGGCTCCGGGAGCTGAATGACTGGATCGGTATCGAGGTCGTGCGGTTCAGGGACTTCGAGATGCCGAAGGGCTGACTCCCGCCCGCGCACCTGGCAAAGCAAAGCCGCCGGGCACTTCGGTGCCGGCGGCTTTTTTGCGTCCGTCGCCCGTGCGCGACCTCGGCGGATTAGAGCGCCTCAGGGCGGCCGCCGCCTGGATGCACCCCACGGATCGGACCAGCCCGCCGCAGGGCTGTGGCGGGCTGCCTGACGCGCAGGAGGCGCTACCTCAAGGACCCCACCCTGCTCCTGGATGACGATTCAGACCCGGCGCGCGCAGTTGTGACCCCGCCCCACCTGCCCGCAAAAATAAACGACTTTTATGCACGCATGCACCGGGCGCTCTGGACCGCCTGGCGCGGGCCGTGCCGCAATGGGCGGGGCGATTCTTCTATGCAATTTTATGCGCCTAGGTAATGCAGTCTCGGTATTCGTTCGCCAGTAACACGCATCACAAGAGACCTGCGAATGAGTGGTGGGGCATCGGAGTATTCGCCCGTATTGTGTGATGTGGGCGTGGCATTAATGCTTGCACGTGTCATGAATACGCTCCTTTTGGCGAAGGCAGGCCGCGGTTGCGGCCCGAACGACTTGGTTGGCCAAATAAACCTTATCGGAGTTTTGAAATATTGAAGTTTGAGATGTCTTTGGATTTGTTGTAAGCGTTTTCGATGTATTTATCCGGATCGATCAAAAATTTATCTTCGTCAATCAGAGATATGTATGACCCATCCAGTTGACTGAATGTTTTGCAGTGGCTGCAGGAGTATTTCCCGTCGTCGGTATAGTTGTATCTATTTTTATTAATTATGTTGTAAAGTTTCGATTCGGTATATTTTCTTACGGAGCATCCGTCTTCGTTAGTGTAATTTTTTATAAGCCAATCGTAGGATCCGTTATGCTTCATGATGACGCCGACGATTCCATTTGTTCGGGATGTTTTATTTTCTCTCGTAATCTCTTTCAGGGAATACTCGATTTCCCAATCGATCCATTTGCTTTGAATGATATTCGGTGACGCGATCACGATTGTGACCGATGTGTCGAACATCATGTCCTTCAAGTTCTTCTTTATATTCTCTGCGGTCGTGTCGGTAAGGTCCGGGGATTCGGCGGTTTCGCCTTGATAGTATGTTGCATCGTCTCCTAGAGCATCGATAATTTTATCTCGAAGGCTAATTGCTTCGCTGAATTTGTATGATATGAAGGTCTTCCGTGCCATTTTGGTCTCCTTTCGGATCGTGTGTGATAGTTGTTGGGGCTTTGTTAAAGGGGGTTATTTGTTGAGCTTCTTTATTATGGTGGCCACTTTTTTCGTGAGGGTGTCAATTGTTAGTGCTGGGTCGGATAAATCTTTTATTTCAGGGAATATCCAATCAATGTCGCCGTAGAATTTTCGTGGATCCTTTTCTATTCGATCGAATATTTCTTTCGCGGCATACGAGGTGCTTGCTATTGGGATTGGGATTAATCCATGGTTGACTGATATTTCGAATTCGCGGATTACTCCGTCGGCTTGAATAATATTTCTGTTATCATCAAATTTATTGCCAAAGATAAAAACTGCTATGCCTGCCAGTGAGATCATTCTTTGGCGATAATCTTCCCATAAATCCGGGAGCTTTTTGTTTCCTGTCTCGAACTGAGGGAATGGCCTCACTATTAGTTGATCTTCCGATGATCTCTCGTAATTTTCGTATATCGCTTCGAGGGCGCCGTTGATGACTGCGCTGCCAACGCCCCAGCCAAATCCATTCACAATGGTCGCGCCGCAGTTGATAATTTCTTTGCTCAACTTGTGAATGAATTTTTGTGCATGAATTCTGTCCCATCCTCCGTATTCATCCGCGCTGCCAGAGATGAAAACAGTATTCTTTTTGTGCCTGCGCTCGACTTCTTCGAGGATGCTAAAGATGTCGGGGTAGTCATCAACCAAAAGCGCTTTGATTTTGTATCGCTTTAAATCAGCGACTCGCAGATTTTGTTTGCGTTGCTTATAGTTGAAGGTTTCATCGTCATCTTCGGTGGCGCGAGTTTCCTTCTTCATGAAGCAGTAATGCTGTCGCTCAACTGACTCTTGGTTGAGGCGACTGAGCACGTAGTCCAAATTTGGATCGGCAAAGCTAAATCCAATAAATAGAAATGTTTTTGAAATTAAATCTCCGCTTAATGCCGTGATGAATGGTGCGTGTGTCCTGTGGTAGGCCTCATATTGCTCTTTGGTAATTATGGCGTCGTCGGGGCTGTGGACGTCGCCGTGCATTTTATATATAACGGCATCTCGTTTTGGTCGGGTATTTGCGAGTTGCTTGACGGAAAATTTGATGTCAGGGATTTTTTGTGATTTTCTTAAGGTGTCTTCTATTAGTGTGTCGTAATTTGTGGTCCAGTATGTTTGTATGGGGAGGCGGGATAAAATGGTGTGGGTTTTTGAGGGTTCCGCTTGCTCGGAGAATTCTTCGAGGATTTTTCTCTTGATGCCGGACCTGTTGCCGCGATGGTTTACGTGATATTGGGCGAGTGAAATAAGGTCGTATTCTTTATTGATGCTCAGTCCGAGCTCTTCGGCAATGTCTGATAATAGGGTCGGCCAGTCAACAAATCCTGATCCTTTTGACAT